ACCTGTCACTAGCACTGCAATGTCTGTTGGTCTGTCGTACTCATAGACAATCAGCTGGCCTAGCTCATACTTTGTCCAGCGCACCTCGATGCCTGCACCTACATCAGCCTTGCGTTTGCCTTTGTCCTCAAATGGGTCAAATGGCAGACCAAAGTATTTTGCCACTGCCCACTCACTGCCAATTGATTCTGCAAGCTCTGCCAGATAGATCATAAATGATGAGCTGTTGTAGTGACCGTGTGATTGTTGCAGATCGCCTTTGTCACTGGTGATCTTTACAGCTGCAACCATGCACACACACATTTCATTTGCTGTGAGCTTGATTTTCACCGACAACCACCACAAAACCAAATGACCTTTTCCGTACGGTCGTAGCCGATCTGATAGCCAAATTTGTCAAACTTAACTAGCTTTGAACATTTGTCGCATTGTTCGACTTTGTACTCATCGACGACAATGCCATTGCATAGCAGCTTGCAAGTCATTGTGGCAATGTGTATGACTTCTGTGTAATCAGCCAAGGCGAATTACCCATTGACCTGTGCTGCCCAATTGATACCAGACTGGGTCACATTGATTTGCTTTGGCTTTTTCCGTGCAGAAATAACCGCCCCAAGCTTTACCAGTTTTTGTTGATTCACCAGTTTTCCAAACACGCGTGCCATGTTCGCACCGTGGCTTTTCCTCGACTAGCTGACCGCCTAGTTGCTGTGCGATCTCGTCAATTGATGAACCCAGTGACGGTACACCTGCCTGCTCAGCTTCGTTTGCTGTGGCGTAACTGGGCACGTCACCGTGCTTTGTTGTCCAATAATCATAATCAGCCTTGACATCGGCTGTGGCGACCTTTGTTGATAGCTTCTCGACCTGCTCCATGGTTTCGCGAGTTGCCTTCTCAGTACCGCCCATAACCAACGCCATCACACGCATTAAAGCTGAGGTCACTGTGTCCTCGACAAACCAGCGTTTCATGTTTGGGTTGTATGCAGCTATAAAGCCGTGTGCATAATCGATACCTGCTGGCTCGATCTCTGTCTGATTACGCCAAGCCTTGGCCTGTACGAGTATGTAACCTTTGTCTGCATTAAATTCGACAATGTGAGCTTGCAATTTGCCTTCTGGAAATGTTGCAATCCAGCGATCTGTGCGCTCTTTATTGCCTTCGTAATTATCCAAAAATGCCATTAGCGAACCGCCTTGCCTGCGCTATGACGAGCTACGGCGCGACCGCGTGTGTATCCTTCACGGCTTCCGTCTTTGTGTCCCATTGAGTAACCAACCGCTGCTGCCATAATTAGCAAAATTGCCAGCAAGCTCAAACGACCCAATGTTGCTGGGTCAAGTAGATCAAGTACCATTTTGAATTCTCCCGATTCTAGGCGGCATCATTACCACCTGTACATAGGGTGAAGCACAATCAACGCGCCGTCAAGGATTATGCGTATTTGTCGGCGTGTCACCTGACTTTGGCTTGGATTTGAGTCCGTTGCCAGCAAGCACGCCGCCCAACGAACCAGTCAAAAAGATCGCAAGCGTTTTAAGTAAATCAATAAATGCAGCGTCATTGGGTGCTTGTGCGCCAATTGGCTGTGTGACAAAGATCAGCGCATAAGTGATGCCAACGGTTACAACCAAAAACACCGCAGCTAGTGTTGCGCCAATAATCAAGATCAGCTGTGCGTGTACGTCCTCAGGTGTTCTACGGCGCGCCGCTCGGTGTTGATGTGAAGCCAAGTATGTCGTCAGTGCATGTTCCAGTAGGGACGCATTGCGGTTTCTGACACTCTGGCTTCGACCAGCTCTCGTATTCTTGGCACTCATAACGCACCCAGCCTTGATACCCACAAGCGGTCAGGATTAGTGCAAGTGCCCAAACCAACCCTGCCGCTGTGAGTTTTCGGCTACTTCCCCAAGTTGCCAAAACTTTTGTCGTTTGGATTAAGCCAGCGCAAAATCACTGGTGCAACAGCTGCAACGCCTGCCATTGCCAATGTCTTAGGGTCAGTTACACCTGCCATGTATAAGGCAAGTGCTGCTGCCATAAATGAGCGCGCCCATGAGGCTGCTACGGCTTTTGCTTGTTCCATTTTTTTGTCTCCTTTTTGACTGCGGCTGCTTTTGCAGCTGGTACTTCTACCTTTGGAAATTCGCCTTTGTATGGCACAAATTTTGGAATACCAAAACCCACGATTTCCTTGCCTTCTCCGTATGACCTAACCTTAACCATGACCATGCCACCATTGCGTTGGTCGCCTGTGCCGCTGGTATTGCCTTCGATCATCAGACATGTTTTTGTGTCAATTAGTCCAACAACAATGCCAATGTGCGAAATGCGATCTACGCCATCATGTGGAAAATCCATGAAAGCCAAATAGCCAAGCTGCGGCATATTTGACCAGCGTTGCATTTCCTTAAATTTATGTGCGCCAACAGCTGTACCAACAACGCTGTGCATTTTGATGCCTGCTTGATCTGCACACCAATTAACAAAACTGCCACACCAAGGCAAACCGTCTGCCTTTGTAAATTTGCCGTACTTTGTAAGGTTGTCGCCTTCCTCAATTGTGCCAACCTCAGCTGCTGCAACCTCGATCAAGCGCGCAGCTGTGCCTTGTGGGTAAATCATTCTGCTGACTCTGGGTCTGGTACGACTACAAGCTCACCGTCAATGACGTTTGCTGTGCCATAAGGAAACATGCCGTCGTCCCACTCAAAAGTGTGTGGGTCATCATCTAATTCAACAGGCTGTCCAAGGATTACGCCGTCATAGACGTATCCTGTTGGTTCATCTGAAAGTGATCTAAGTGTTCCCATTATGCACCAACCCTTGCTGTGTAGTAATTGTAAAGAGTCGTTATCTCATCAGACGTCAAAGCGCGACGAAATATCGCAGCTGCTACTAACTCCATGTCGTTGTAATCAGTAGCTGCACCTGAGAGACGACCTAAGCGCATAACTTCGGCATTAGCTAAAGTTGCGGTAGTTGTATCAGTAACGGCACTACCAGCGGTTCCATTTAAGTAAACAATTGTGTTATCAGTAGATATATTTCTAACACCTGCAATTGTGTTAAGTGTTCCCGATGATCTCGATGACCCTGTAACTGCACTTGTTCCGTTTGTACCGTCACCGCTTTGCATGCGGGCAAGTGCAGCTGTTGTTCCATCATTTCCAAGTAAGTAACCTGCAGTGGCAGCGGTTGTATCAGCTTTTTTAGCTAAAATTGCGTCGTTTGTTCCAAAAGTACTCCATTGTCTTTGTACCGCAAAAAGAGTGAAACTGTCAGTTGCACCAAAATCAATTAAATCATTGTCCGCCACTTCCATATAATCATCAGTACCAAACAACCAAACTGGATGTGTGACAATTGCAGATTTCTTACCTGACGTACCGCGAACGATTGTTACAGTTTGACCTGACAAGGCGTTAAAGCTTGTTGCGCTACCGCTACCAATTATTGAAGTATCAACGTCTAACACCTTTGTACCGTCAATACCGCTTAGGATTTGTGCGCGATATATTTTCTGCGCTTGGGCAATAACTAGATTTGTTTGTGCGCCAATTTGTATTTCAGTAGTACTGACATACATATTTCCGCTTGTACCAGTAACGTCTGTTCCTAATTGTGTCCAAGTGATTGCATCATCAGATGTAAAGAATTTGCATACGCCTGTAGAAGCGACTCTAGTTGCCCTAATCCATTTCACCGCGCCTGCACTAATTGATAAAGCGGTACTAGAATCCACAATGATAGTTGTTGCGCCGTCTAGAGAAAATCGAAATTGAATACCATTTGAGGCGTTCATACCAAGACCGTATGATTTTTGATTTCCTGTTGATTGCAGCAGGTGTCCAACTATCCATTGCAACATATACTCTCAAATCAATGTCGCCAGTAATATCTAAGTTATCCGCGTCTGGTACGGATAAACGATTTCCGTCAACGTTTGGCAAATAAATATAATTTATACCAGCAAAATCTAAAAACTTAGGGTCGTTACTATCTGCGCTGGCACTTGAACCAAGCTGTGTTGTGAGTGCAGGTGCGCCCCAACCTTGATTGTCTAGTACCTGATCTGAGTTGTCAGATTGTGCAGCATCAATCCAGTACACCGCTTGCTTTAATAGTTGCTCGGCAGCAGGTATGCGTGAAGGTATATTCTTTAAGACTGACTCTGTAGCTGTATATTGCTGCACCATTGTGATGTTGTTGCTGTTGGTGTTGGCAGTTGTGGCAATGTCAAAGGCAGATTTGACCGCTGTTGGTGTTGCAGCCAAGATCGATGATGTGGTCGATGTTGAATCTGACAGCTGCACTGCACCCTTTACAGATGTTGTTGCGTCTTGAATTCCAACTGTGATCGCACCTGATGTTCCGCCACCCGTCAAAGGTGTCGTAGCTGTAACAGCTGTAATGTCACCAACGTCATTTGTGACCCAAACAAAGTCCATGTTGGTGTTTGAATTCTTAGCCAAGATTTGACCAGTAGTGCCACCCAGCAAGTCAGCTAGTGAAGTGGCAACGGCTTGACCAAAGACCTCAAAATCAGCTGGTAAGTCCGTGACCAAATCGGTCGCTGTAGGCATTTGCCACGAAAACGGTGTTGTCGGGTTTGTCATGTTGTCTCCTCGTTAAGTGATAATTGTTGCACGTGCCCAGTCAAGCGTTGGCGACACGCCCGACCAAGTAAAGCT